GTTACTTCAACAACATTAGCGGGAACAAACGTTTGGAGATTTTCGGGTTCGGTAAAAGATACCGAAATTAAGCAGTTTAAGGCCCAAATTGATGCCTACAATGCTGAAACCAATCGTATTAAGGCTACAATGGGCGGGTGGTCAGAGGAGCAAATTCAGGATATGATAAGAGGCACGTTGCACGCCGCACTATCCACTGGTGATATTTCTAGCGCGGGGTTAAAATTGGAAACAGACGAGCGCGATGAAGGTATTAGTGAACCTGGGGAATCAATGTAAAGGAGAAGCAAAAGATGTCATCTACGTATAAGCAAATAACCGCCACCACTCAGATAAAATTTGATGCTGGTAAGATCAAGGGTCTTTTTATCAGCAACGCGGCGAGCACCCCCGAAATAACTGTTTACGACTCAGCGACGGCCAATGCCAGTGACCCCACGCTGATTGATACGTTTACCCCTGTGAGCGCGAGTAGTCATTTTTTTTACGATGGTATTTACGCCAGTAAGGGTATCTATGTGGTCATATCGGGTACAGTGTCGGTAACTGTTGCCTATGAGTAAAATCTGTAGTTAAATCTAAGAACAACTGAACCGATCCAGTTGATCGGGGTTTGCTGAAAGGTGCGAACATGGAAGTAGATAACACGAACATTGGGGAAACAACCCCCGTTGTAGAATCAGATAATACGGCTGTCGTTGATTCTACGGTAAACGAAGACGCAAAGCCGGTTGAGCAGGCATTAGGTGATATACCGACTGAGGAGCGTAAATTTACTCAGGAGGAAATTGACACCATTGTCGGCAAAAGACTAGCAAGAGAGCAACGCAAATGGCAGCGTGAGCAACAAGCCCTGATCGAACAAGTTAAGACTACCAAAATACCATCATCGGAGCCACTTTCGCCAGATAACTTTCAAACGACCGAAGCCTATGCGCAAGCATTAGCGGAAAAACGGGCGCATGAGTTATTGGCAGAGCGTAAGGCCGCTGAGGAGCAAACGGCTATTCTTAACGCATACCATGACCGCGAAGAAGAAGCGCGTAACAAGTATGATGATTTTGCGCAAGTGGCTTACAATCCCAACGTGAGAATCACTGAGGAAATGGCTCAGACAATTCGAGCTTCTGAGATAGGGCCGGAGTTGGCGTACCATCTCGGATCGAACCCGTCCGAGGCACTTAGAATCGCCAATCTCTCACCGTTGCTGCAAGCCAAAGAGTTAGGTAAAATTGAGGCGAAGCTTATAGATTCTCCTCCTGTAAAGAAAGTATCAGCCGCCCCTCCCCCGATTAATCGAATAAAGGCGGCAACGGCAAACCATTCAGTAGTCGACACAACCGATCCGAGATCAACTGAGACGATGAGTACTTCGGAGTGGATTGAGGCGGAGCGGAAGCGTCAAATGCGGAAGTGGCAAGCCCAACGTCAAAATTAACCTGAAAGGAAGTAAAAATGGCTAATAGCTTACTAACCATTGACATGATTACTCGAAAATCTCTGGAGGTGCTGGAGAATAATCTTGTAATCACTCGCAACGTGAATCGCCAATACGATGATAGTTTTGCCGTAGAAGGGGCAAAAATTGGTTCTACTTTGCGCATTCGCCTGCCCGATCGCGCTACCGTAACCGATGGTGCGGCATTGACTGTCCAAGACGATAATGAGCAGTACACCACCCTTACTGTCAGTTCCCAAAAGCACATTGGTATTAATTTCACGAGTGCCGAATTGACTATGCAGCTAGATGACTTCACGGAGCGCGTACTTAAGCCCCGTGTCAGTCAATTGGCCTCCACTGTAGACTCCGATGTTGCGAATTGTTTCAAGTTAATCGGCAACACAGTCGGTACTCCGGGCACCACGCCAGCCAATGCTTTGGTTTTGCTACAGGCACAGCAAAAGCTCAATGAAAATGCTGCAACTATGTCACCTAGATATTTGACCATGAACCCGGCAGCGAATGCGGCTTTGGTAAACGGCATGACTACTTTGTTTAACCCGCAGTCCACCATCGCCAATCAGTTCAAAAGTGGTATGCTGGCCCAGGATATTTTGGCATATCAAGAGATCAACATGAGTCAGTCGATCAAATTGTTTACTTGCGGCTCGCGTAGCGCAACAGGCGGCACCACGTCGGCAGCAGTTACTACTGAGGGTGCGACCACGATTGCCATTACCGGAGCTGGTAATGGCGCGACTGTAAAAGCTGGGGATGTATTCACAGTCGGCAATTGCTATGCGGTGAACCCGCAAACTCGTGACTCTACGGGCTCGTTATTCCAATTTGTAGCATTGGCGGACGTTACTCTTGATGGCTCTGGTGCTGGTAATATAACAGTAGCGCCGATTTATTCGGCCACGCATGCATTGGCTACGGTTAACTCTTTGCCGGCAACCAGTCAGGCAATTGTGTTTGTTGGTGCGGCATCTGGTCAATATCCTCAAAACCTTGTTTATCACAAAGATGCGATAGCTTTTGCTACCGCCGACCTATTTATGCCCCAGGGTGTCGATATGGCTTCCCGTCAAGTTCACAACGGTATTAGTATTCGTATTGTCCGTCAGTATGACATCAATAACGACCGTATGCCTTGCCGTCTTGATATTCTCTACGGTTACAACACTATTCGTCCGCAAATGGCTTGTCGTTTGTGGGGCTAATTACTAATTTTGAAAGGAGTTTATCATGGCTTTGGCAAACGGAGCAGGCGGTTATCAACTTGGTGCCGGTAATCGAAGTGAGGCGATTTTAGGGTACTCGAATGCCCCTCAAACGGCTACAGCAACTGCGACTCTCACGGCAGCGCAGATAACGGGTGGTATGTTGTACGCGAATCCATCGACATCGGCGGCCACTTACACTTTACCTACGGCGGCCTTGATTGACACTGCCGTACCCAATGCCGTAATTGGTTCTACGTTTGATTTGAGTATTGTCAATGTAGGTACTAGTTCTGGCACGGTTACGTTGTCGATGGGTACGGGTGTAACGGATGGCGGTAACGCGGTTGTTGCTGTGGCAATCACTTCGAGTGCTGTCTTTCGATTCAGAAAAACAGGCGATGCGGCGTGGTCGGTTTATAAAATAGCGTAATAAAAAGGGCGGCTAATCACCGCCCTTTTCCAAAGGAGATAGTTATGAATGTTGTGCTTGTGCATCAAACTCACGGGGCCAAGGTTGCAATGAATCAGGCAGAGCTAGACGCTGATTTGCGTAACGGATGGAAGGAGTATAAGCAAGAATCTACACCTGTTGTTAATACTTTAGTAAAAAGAGGCCGTAAGCCAAAGGAAAAACCAGCACCCGAAAGTTTTCTTGGGGCGGAGGCAGGCTCAGATGACGAAAACGCAATAGATGGTGAAGAAGAGATAGACGAGTAACAACATGGCTACTTATACCGCAGGGGATCAAATAAATCGAGCATTGCGGCTTCTTGGGGTATTGGCCGAATCAGAAACTCCGAGTGCCGCAATGGCGAACGATTCTCTGATGGCGCTGAATCAGATGATCGACTCATGGAATATCGAAAGGTTGTCTGTTTTTTCTACAATCGATCAAGTGTTTACTTGGCCGTCCGGTGTGCTTTCCCAAACCCTGGGGCCGACTGGTGATTTTGTTGGCGTTAGACCGATATTACTTGATGACGCGACGTATTTCCGCGACCCTTCGACTAATGTGTCCTATGGTATAAAATTTATCAATCAGGCGCAGTATGACGGGGTAGCCGTAAAAACTGTAACTTCTACTTATCCGCAAGTAATGTGGATAAACATGACGTTTCCAGATATCGAGATGACAGTTTACCCACGGCCCACGAGATCGTTGGAATGGCATCTAATTAGTGTAGAAGAATTAACTAAGCCCGCGCTGCTGACGACACAATTGGCGTTTCCGCCGGGCTATTTGAGGGCATTTACTTACAATTTGGCTATGGAGATTGCACCAGAGTTTGGTGTTGAGCCGTCTGGTCAAGTGATGCGGATTGCGATGGTAAGCAAACGAAACTTGAAGCGGATCAATAACCCGGATGATGTAATGGCGATGCCTTATGCTCTTATGATGAATCGGCAGAGATTTAACATATATTCTGGTAACTATTAATGAAAACACCCATTCTAGGGTCTACCTATGTCGCTAGAAGCCTCAATGCGGCAGCAGCGAGAATGGTTAACCTTTTCCCGGAAATAGTACCAGAAGCAGGTAAAGAACCAGCCTTCTTAAACCGAGCACCGGGGTTAGAAAAAGTAGTAACGGTAGGGGGTGGGCCAATAAGAGGACTTTGGGCGCTTGGGGATTACTTTTATGCAGTATCCGGGGGGTCTTTTTATCGGATTGACTCCTCGTTTAATGCTGAGCTTATCGGCATGGTTACAGGCACAGGCACAGTGTCGATGGCGGATAACGGCACTCAGATATTCGTAGCCTGTAACCCCAATGGCTACATCTACGACACAACAAATAACCAAATTCAGCGTATTGGTGACGAAGATTTTCCGGGTGCGGTGACAGTTACCTACCTTGACGGTTATTTTGTCTTTAATGAGCCGAATAGCCAAAGACTATGGGTTACAGACATTCTAAATGGCGCAAGTATTGATCCTTTGGGCTTTGCGAGTGCGGAGAGTTCCCCGGATAATGTCGTCGGCGTGATTGGGGATCATCGGGAAATATGGGTTTTTGGAACCAACTCGGTTGAGGTTTGGTATGACGCAGGAGACCCCGATTTTCCTTTGCAGAGAATACAAGGGGCTTTCAATGAAATCGGATGCGCTGCTCCTTATTCCATCGCTAAAATGGACAATGGTATATTCTGGCTAGGCCAAGACGCACGTGGCCAAGGGATGGTATATCGATCCCAGGGTTACTCTGGGCAGAGGGTATCCACTCATGCGGTAGAGTGGCAAATTCAACAATATGCAGATTTGTCTTCGGCGATTGCTTATGCCTATCAACAAGACGGCCATAGCTTTTACGTGCTATCGTTCCCAGGTGAGAATACGAGTTGGGTTTATGATGCTTCTACTCAAGCGTGGCACGAGCGGGCCGGGTTCGAAAACGGGGAATTTGTTCGGCACCGGGGGAATTGTGCGGTTTTCTTTAAGAATAATAATCTTGTTGGCGATTATCTTACCGGGGATATTTATAGGCTGTCGCTAGACGTGTTTACAGACGGCGAGGGTGTGCAGAAATGGCTTAGATCATGGCGAGCTTTGCCTACTGGAAAAAACGATCTCCGCAGGTCGGCGCATCATAG